TATTACGATCACGAAGGAGGGCTTCGGTACGCCTTTTTAGACGACGGCACCTCTGCAACTATCGAAGAGTTTATAGAAATACACCAAAGATTTGTTCAAACTCCCGAAGAAGTCGTTAAGCTACAAGTCATTGGGGGTGGTGAAACCAAGCTGCTTCAGGACGGTCCCCCATGTTTACAAATACTCTGTAAGCAGGGCATTAGCGAAGGCGGACGCAATAATGGGTTGTTCAATATCGGGGTGTATCTACGAAAAGCGTATCCAGATAGTTGGGAGTCAGAAATACTTCGGTACAACATGGAGTACATTGCTCCGCCGTTACCGCTCGGTGAGGTCAACGTAGTTGCCAAGCAGGTAGAGCGGAAAGATTACGCCTATAAGTGCAACGATTCCCCTATCAACTCACACTGTAACAAAGAGCTTTGCCGGACACGTAAGTTCGGCATTGGTGCTGCGATTGCAGGCGCTACTATTGCTAATCTCCGGAAATATAACTCTACTCCACCTGTGTGGTTTATGGACGTAAACGGCGAGCCTTTGGAAATGGACACTGACGCTTTAATGAATCAGATGACCTTCCAGAAAGCCTGTATGGAGCAGCTTAACTTCATGCCAAGGTCAGTGGCTAAACAACAGTGGGAAAGCCGTATAAGCACCCTTCTGAACGAGATGAAGGACAATGAAAGCGCCATCATGGAAGTAGCTGTAGACGCCAGTATAAGCGGCCAGTTCTACGACTATCTTGAAGAGTTCTGTCGCCATTTGCAGGTCGCACAGGATAAGGAAGAAATACTACTACGTCGTCCTTGGACAGATGAAGAGCAGAATATTACTTTCTTTAGATTAAAAGACTTCGAGAACTTCCTGAAGAAGAATAAGTTCTTCGAGTACAAGTCTCACCGTATTGCTCAACGTCTTCGTGATATCAACGGCTCTAGTGTTGTGCTCAAGATCAAAGGTCGTGCTGTTCGTGTTTGGCAGATACCTGCGTTTGATACTTCCGACATTGATATTGATACACCCAAGTTCGGAAATCAGCAGGGAGCACCTTTCTAATGGTCGAGTTAACTTTTGAAGAATATAGCAAACGCCGTAATGCGGAGATCATTCAGATGATTGACAATGATCTTATGACGATGACGGCAGTCGCTAAATACTTTGGCATCTCTAAGCAGAGAGTCCAACAGATATATAGCCGGGAGAAGGGCAAGGATGTTTAGAATATTTGGACCACCGGGAACAGGTAAAACTACGACGTTGTTGAACATGGTAGATGAAGCCTTAGAAGCGGGTACACATCCGCACCGCATTGCTTTCCTAGCCTTTACACGGAAAGCGGCCAACGAAGCAAAAGAACGTGCCGCAGCTCGATTTAATCTGGACCCCAAAAAGGACCTGATCTACTTCCGAACACTGCACTCCCTTGCGTTAACCATGACAGACATTAGACCCGAGCAGGTGATGCAAGAAGCACACTTCCGGGAGCTTAGTCGTTCTATTGGCGTAACGCTTGGCGGAACAAAAGCCGGGAGCTTTGATGACGACATCCCCTCTATGGTTGCCAGTAACGATCCTATACTCGGGCTGATTAACCTAGCCCGTTTGAGAAAGGTCCCGTTAAGAGAACAGTACAACCAAAGCAATCTTGAGCCCGATTGGAACACTGTCAACTATGTTGATAAATGTCTCCGAGAGTACAAAGAAAGCATGGGGCTTTATGACTTCACCGACATGTTGGCGGAGTTCGTTAAAGGGGCTGACACCTTCTGCCCTGACTTCGATCTATGCTTCTTAGATGAGGCACAAGATTTAAGTCCACTGCAATGGGAACTAGCTCACGCTATCGATGGGCATTCTAAAAGAATGTATTGTGCAGGTGACGATGACCAAGCTATCTATCGATGGGCAGGCGCAGACGTGGATCACTTTATTAATCTTCCGGGCGGCTCTGAAACATTGTCGCAGTCTTACCGGATACCCCAGTCGGTCCACCACCTTGCTGAGAATGTTGTACGGCGCATAAACCGAAGGTTTCCGAAACAGTACGAACCCAAGGAGGAGCCCGGTAAGGTGACCCGTATCAACACCATTGCGGCGTTAGATATGTCGGAAGGTTCTTGGTTAATACTGTCTCAAGCGGGATACCATTTACAGCCTGTGGCAAGTGACCTGAAGTCCAGTGGTTACCTGTTCAACTACCGCGGCCATCGGAGCATTAGCGAGAAGCTGTCTGATTCGGTTAACGGGTGGGAGCAGTTGCGCAAAGGCAACGAAGTCTCTGGGGAAGTAGCACGTAAGATATACAGTTTTATGTCTACCGGCACCCGAGTGTTGAGGGGCTATAAGAAGCTTACTGGATTGGACGATCACGACCTTATAACAATGGGGGTTCTGATTGAGAAATACGGCCTACAAGCCGATAAGTCTATGATCTGGTCCGAAGCTATGGATAAGCTGCCCGAAGTAGACAGAGCCTACATCACGGCCCTGCTACGACGGGGCGAGAAGTTTAATGGGATACCCCGTATTACTGCGTCCACGATCCACGGTTCTAAAGGTGGCGAAGCGGATAACGTTGTACTGTTCACGGACCTCAGTCCAGCAGCAGATACCGAAATGCGCATTAATCCGGATGATATGCACCGCGTGTTTTATGTCGGCGTAACACGCACCAAGCAAAATCTATTTATCGTTGACGCTGAAGATGTAACGAGGAGTTATGATCTATGAAAGAATTACAAAAAATGAGTTGGAAAGAGTGGGTCTCCAAGGTTTCTAAAGATATGAAGGAAGACCCTATGTTCACCAAGCCTACCGAGCAAGTGTCGCACGGTGTGACGTTTGATTGGGATAAAGATGAGAAGGACTTTGTAGCTACTGGCAACATCAATAAACCGAAACACTGACAGGAGTAGGACATGCTAAAAGCAGATGGGTATAACGCCGCCATTATGGGCCTTGTTCAAAGGTGCGGACAAGAGTCGGTTGTCCTATACGATACAGATAAGATTCTTGGCATATTAGTCTACCGAGACGGGATGACGTATGACGAGGCAGTAGAATTTTTCGAGTTTAACATTCTCGGATCATGGGTCGGGGATCAGACTCCGGCATTCTTTTCTAAAGCTAGTTTAGAAGACCTTAAAGAAGAAGAGGATTTGATATGAGTAAAGACAAGATGGTTTCACAACCTAGTCATTACGCAGACAGTGAGATCGAATGTATTGACGCGATGGTTGCAGCGTTTGGGCAGGACAAAGTTAACATCTATGCCGAGATAGCAGCGTTTAAATATATATGGCGAATGGATAATAAGAACGAAGACTCCAAGCA